ATCCAGATCCTATTACGGTTAAAATGGAGCCGGAAATTGTATTTGCAGACCCAGATAATATCGTAGTTCCCGCTACATTTAATGTTGATGAAGGAGTTAAAGTTCCAATTCCAATTCTACTTCCAGTAATCACTAAATCATTAACACCTACGCGTAATAATGTAGCCGATGGGTATGAACCTGTTGTTACGGTTAATCCACTAGTGGTCGAGTTAGCTCCAGGTGTAATATTTACGCCATTTGAAAATGTACTGGGTTGGAAAAATTGAGTAAGATTAGTCGAATTTAATCTAATCTGTACACCTGTAGAACTATTGTTTAAATCTAAAGCAGTTCCATTTGCTTGTATTTGTCCAATATATCCCGATCCTAGTGGTACAGCAACTCTTTGTGTTACAGATGATGTTGCAGCAAATGAAGCACTTGTAGCTGTAGATGAATTTCCAAATAAACTACCAGTTATACCGGCTGTTACTGTAAGTGAACCTGTAACTTGTGTTATAGATGCACTTGTAAATATTTGCGAATCATCTAAATGATCTCCTCCGTCGCTGCGCGGAACAAACCATTTAGTTAAGTTAGGTTCATCGCCTAAAGATCCAGTATTTCTAGGACCAGAAAGTAACATGCCGCCCGTATATGAAGCTCCGTCAACATTTTGGTACACCCAATGATTATGAAATGAATCCCATGCTAAACTTGCCGTTGCCGCGGAAGAACCTGAATCATATACTTTTAAACCTCCGAATCGTTCTACCGGTTCAAATACATTTACGGAAATAAATGATTCACTAATAAATAAATTTGATGCTGTTACATTTATAAATGATGCAGTACCATAAAATGTTGCAGGACCTATAACCGTTAACGACCCCGTTATTAAAGCACTTCCAGTATATGGAAATGGCGGAATATAATTATCTAGATATGATGCTGTTACGGCGTATGAACTTGATACTGCATTAGATGCAGTTCCGAATAAACTTCCAGTAAATAAACCATTTTCCCAATCAACAGTTATGGTTGATCCGTCGGTGGCGATCAGTTGCCTGTTATCCCAATCTATAGATACATCATTATTTAAATCCCAGGCACCTCTACTATCCCAATCAAAAGAAGGTGTTCCAAATGAATCATATGCGTTTCGAGAATGCCAATCGATACTAGTTATATCATTTAGATCGTTAAGATATCTATTTCTCCAATCAACTGATGCAGTATCCTGATATATTAACTGACTTAATGCTGTATTTATACCAGATCCTAAAGTGTTTCTAGTACGTAATGATCCTGTGATTGCAACATCACTTTCACGAGATATAGGATTTGACCCAGTCCATTTTGATGAAACAATTCCCGTTAATTGTGAACCATCTCCATAAAATGAGCCAGTAAATGATCCTGTTATTGCATTTGCATTTAATGATCCAGTTAAACTATACGAACCAGTTAATTGATTAGTATTAATCCAAACGCCCGTTGCTGCACTTCCACTTCTAACAAGCAGTTGTCCTGGAGTTAATGATGCCGTAGTTATGCGTACATTATGCAATTCATCAATTTCATAACCGTTATCAATTTTAACAAATATTTTACCCTGATTGTTATGTGCATATACTACATAACCCATTATTACGGTATGATCAGGTGCTTGTGGTTTTGTAGTTGTTAATGCACCGGGAGTTGTTGGAGATAAATACAATACATCACCATCTGTCCATGTTTCACCTTGAAGTGTTCCGGTGGTGTTGATGTTTCTAACTAAACCACTATTAGTGATAAATCCTTCTTGATTATCATCTATATTTTCTGTTACAATACCCAATGTATCAACTGAATTAGCATCATTATTGGCTTGTGCTAAAACAATTGCTAATCTTTGACCTTGTGCGCCGCCTTCATCTACTCTACGAATACGAGCTACTTTATATTCGCTTTCTAGTAAGTTAGCACCGGTTTTGTTTACAACGCGTACTACTTGTTCTTGACCTATTTGAAGTGTTACATTGCCACCTTTAAGACCTAAATCTAAAGTTCCGTCTGTATCATTCCATGTTAGTCTGCTAGCAGCATTAGAGCTAGAAAAATAAATTGAATAAGTATTATCTGGAATATATATAGAACCAGTAATAATTACATTTTGTTGTAGTGGCGTAACATATGATGCCGTTCGTGCATATGAAGCGGTTAATGCTTGTGTTGCATATGATGCCGTGCCATTCAATGTTCCTATAAACGATCCAGTAAATGATCCGGTTGTATATGATGCAGTAAATGCATTAAATGATGCAGTTGTTACTAATGATCCAGTATCAATTGATATACTACCTGACAGATATGATGCCGTTAACGCACTGCTAGCAGTTATTGGATATATTGAACCTGTTTGTAATTGTCCGGGCTTAAACTGTCTCATTATTGCCATCTCCCGTTTATAATTATTACGTCTGTTGTATCTATGACATAATTTAACACGGAAGTATTAAACGTGATTGTTTGTGTTGCAATATCACTAGGTGTCCAGGTATATGCAGCTTTGTCAATATATTGTCCATTAATATATACATCGAACTCATTGACCGTTGCAACTAGAGTTGTTACTGGATTAATTGCAGCGTACGCTGCTACTGTTACTGTAGTTGAATTAACATATGTTGCTTGTCGATCTGTTAATGCAGTCAAATATGCCATTGCTGCAGCATTAATAGATACGGCGCCACCACTACTTGATACTGTAAAACGGCCTCCATCTGAAACAATGCTTTGCTGTTGTAATACAGACTGCGGTACTGTAGTTGTATTAAATATATTTAAATCTCCAACATCTACAACATTTTCGAAAACAACTTTTTTTAATGAATAACGTTTTTTAATTGTAGCTATTCTAGCTTCTTGTTCAGAAAGCAATGTTCCCATAACAGTTAATGGTATAGTAGCTCTAACTAAACGATCTTCGCCAACCGTATTAACAGTTTCAAATGAAATTGAACCCATAGAAGTTGGAAATTTATTTGATTCATTGCCCCATGAAAAACGACCATATGGTAATATTTGATCTACCAAATCATTCATTTGAGTAGTAAAATCACACCATAACATCATATCATACTCAATTGTTACATATTTTGGAATATCTATAACATATATTTTTTCTGATGGTTGTGGTTGATTAATAGGCATTGGAAATAATTCATCTAAATATGTATTTCTAGCATTGTATTGACCTTTGTATACAAGTTGATTTCCAGTATTTGGACGATTAACATCTAACGTTCTTTGTGCATCTCGTTCAGCTACGCTATTACGTTTAAGCATAATTAATGGAGACTGCAACATACCTTTTTCATCCCTCAAATAGCCTAATCTACGAACATTGTCCCATTTTTCTCCGTTAGCAAAAATAACTGGTACTGATATTAATTGTTTATCTGCAGTGATTTGCGGTTGTATTTCGTTTTCAATATACCATTTAATTGCATAGTCAATATCATATACCGTACGTTTAGCAGTACGAATAACATCATCATCTCGGCGAATTTGTTCTGATCTATTTAAATGCAGATCAGGTGTTATTCCTTCCGTTCTGTTAGGTTCCGGTTTATTCGTTTTTCGGTCAATATTTTGTCTATTTAATCTAGGCACCGTTATCCTTTATATGCAGGCGAATTATTGTTTCCACCAAATCTAATATTTTTAATTCCTTGTGGCGTCTGACGAGTTGCGTGTGCATCTACTACAATTGAAACGCTATATCCATGAGAATTGCCATTTGGCCATGTTTCAGGATTTTTACCTACGAAGTATTGATTTGCGTCTACATTATCAACTTCAAAATATTCATTATCCCAAAATATAATATCACCCACTTCTGGATAAAAATCTGCTCTAACTAAAATATCTCGAGATATTGCAAATTTGCTTGTTCTGGTATATGAATGACCGTAATCATCCATATTCGATGACTTATCATCTTTAGTTACTAAACATGGAATCAATATTGAATCATAGAATGATTTTGATTCTGATTCTCCATACATATTAGAATTTGATGATTCTATAATCAGTTTATAAAATTCAATTTCAGTGTCTATAATAGCATTAATCAATTCCGCATTAATAGAAGCTAAAAACTTTGCATCACGCATTCCTCCAAAAAGAGCCATAATTATCTCCTATCCT